CTGAATGCAATTTTAGTTCCATTGAACAGTTTACAGGCACCCCTTGCCGGTGATATATTGGGCGGTGGAGCGGAGATATTATCAATTCTCGGAATCTCCATAACCGTAGGTATGCTGCTTGGCTCCGTCACTTATCCAATGGTACAGCGTATTATTCCGGGAAAGGGACTTTGGATTGCGAGTGGTTTGGGGATTGCTTTGTTTTATATTATGCTCCCGGTATGCAGACCGCTTTATACAAGCCGGATTTTGGTTTATGCGTTTACCGCAGTATTTAGCTTTATTCTGGGATATACGGTGGCATTGGTAAATTCGCATTTGAGTGTGTTTGCAGTAAAAAGAATCCGCACAGACTACCTTGCCAGAATATCCGGCATTACAACCGCGGCAGGTGCAGCATCCATGCCTGTGGCATCGTTTCTGGTGAGTATCGTTGTTGCATATGTGGATACATCAGCAATATTTATTACTTCCGGTGTGCTGGCACTGATCGTGACTGTGTGCATGTTTTTTTCCAGAACACTTGGACAAGGGGAAACTGATACGGTTGCAGAAGATGTAGAAATGGTGCGATCATGAGTTGGGATTAATATTGAATAGACACAATATAGATTATTATGGTCTTATTAAAGGAAGTGAGTACAAGCATCATCGATGGCATGTGAAAAAGCAGGGATCAGAGCCGGGTATATAAGGAGAAAAACATTGAACACGTATATATATAAAACAAAAAAATATATTTAGGGTATTGACAGCATATAAATTTAAGTGTATAGTAAACGCATAAAATTTAATAACTTAGCTATTTAGCACTTGTAAGAGATATATAAACACATGTATAGAGTGTATATAAATGTATATCTTTGCAGGTGCTTTTTTATTTATATAGCAATACTGGAGGTGAGAAGATGGTAAAGGATGTAGAGCAAAACATAGATGTATTTGAAAATGATGTAGATAAATATTTACAGCTTTTTCTTGAAGAGCAAGGCATAGAAGACATGAGAAGCGAACCGCAAAACGTGTGGAGTTCTGCATTGATGTACATTCAAAAGCATGTATTTAAAAATAATAAAATGTTAAAAATGACTACACCACCAGAGGGTTATATAAACAACAACTATGACAACGAGCATAGCAATCTTAATAAGAGTAACTGTAATGCATATGACTTAGAGAAAGTAAAACGTATATGCGATATATATATATATGAGTGTATGCTATATGATAAAATACCTACGCAACAAGGGTTTATATATATGATAGGTATAACAGTAGATACTATATGCAGATGGAAAAAAGATAGTAATGTACTAAGTAAAGCGGGTTCAGAGTTTTTGCAAAATCTTTATGACAGTGAAGAGGAAGCGTTGATGTCTAAAGCGTTCTCACTCAGGAATCCGACCGGAGCACTTGCGGCACTCAATCATAAAAAGGGCTGGCGAGAGGATGGCAAGCTTCATGTACAGCAAGTTGAACAAAAGACAGCGGCAGAGCTTCCAAGACTTGATACAGTACCACAAGATGTGGCGGTTATTGAGGATAAAAACCACTAGATATGGTGGTCAACAAGTTCAAGTATTCGCTAAACTATACTTTTACGAATAGTTAAAGAAAATGACAGATTTTTGACATTTGCGAATATATGTTCACAACAGTAAAGCCGACAATCATTACGGCAGGGGGTGCCCCTCTGGTGAGCTTGAAAAAATCGACCCACTAAGTCCCTCAAATATCCTCAAAAACAAAAACCGGCTTTTCAGGAAAAGGAGTAGTCTATGAGAAAATACACTGTAAAAGAATTGTTTTTATTGAGACATAATGACATTCCGGTAAGGTTTATTTTTAAAAGTTTCCTACTGGTGCAAAATCATATAGTTGATTGGCATTTTCCGAAAGATGGCAGTAGTCCTAAGAAAGTATATATCGTCCTCAAAGGCAAGCATTTAGCAAGATTGGTATGAGGTGAATATGATAGCAGAGACTTTAAAAAGGTTATTTTGTAAGCATGAATGGAAATTAAAGCATTGCATTGCGATACAAGGAGAAAATGATAAAATTCCAGTCGGATATAAAGATGTTTGTGTTTGTAAAAAGTGCTTGAAAAAGCATGTTATAAAATATTGATAAGGCGGTGGATAGAATGACAAACAAAGAAAAGTATGCGAAAGATTTATACAGTATCTTTTTAAGCAGTTTTGGGGTGGATGAAGAAAATAAGCCTTTTCGGTGCGTTGAATCGTGTGGTGGACAATGCCAGTTTTATCACAACGAAATAACTTGTAAAACACTTGCAAAACAGTGGCTTGATGAAGAATATAAAACAGATTGGTCGAAAGTACCTGTCGATACACCGATACTTGTAAAAGACAGTGAATTTGCAGAATGGCGGCGTAGATACTTTGCAGAATATGAAAATGGAAAAGTTTTCGCGTGGGCTGATGGCTTAACTTCATGGAGTGCGAGAGGCGCTAACCGTGTGAGTTGGGAATATGCCCGATTATATGAAGATAATAAATAGAACTGAGGTGATAAAGTATGGCAATAAGAGCACCAACAATTTAAAGTGAAACATTTTTTGAAACTTGTTTAATATTTGTATTTTAATTCATATCTTTTGTACTTCATAAAAATATTACATATCACATCCGCAAGGCAATAACAGTCTTGCGGAATAATGGGGTATCGCCAAGAGGTTAAGGCATAGCACTTTGACTGCTACATCATGGGTTCAAATCCCATTACCCCAGTTTGGCAAGATATGCCATCTTTGTTTTTCTTCTTGCAAAATCGCGGAGAAAAACTCCTTTCCCACACTAGCGGAATGCTGTTAAGAGCCATCGCACGGCTCGGTGTGGTTGTTCGGGTGTCTATCCCACGATGCCCGAACTTACATACTTTTTCCGTACTGGACTAATGTAGTTCTATTACAACTTTCACACCCACCCATAACACACAGGTGCTTGCATACCATCTTAAAAGCCTATACAGAGGTGTATGCAACTTTGGCATATAGCTCAGTGGTAGAGCGACAGATTGTTAATCTGTGGGTCGCAGGTTCGATACCTGCTATGCCAGTTGGTGATGTTGTCAGTACACTCCTAGTGCGTTTATTATAGAAATGCAGGTGCTAATCAATATACCGGTTAAACTTAGCACAGGGAACTGAATTGAGCGGTTGTTATTCAAAAGATAGCGTTAACCGCTGACTAAAAGAACCTTACACTTAGGGCAGTGTGGAGTAAGTAAAAACGGAAACTGACCAGTTATGCAGATATGGTGTAATGGTATCACAGTAGCTTGCTAAGCTATCCAGCAGAAATGCTGTCAAGGTTCGAATCCTTGTGTCTGCGTTATGTCAACACTTGTGTAGAAACCAATGTCGGCAATGGAAGAACAGAAACTAGCTGTTGACATTATACTTTTACTCTCGACAAACATCAATAAGGATGGTTCGGGAACGGTATAACAAAGTCCGTATGAATTATACAAATATAGCAACAAAAATAATTCAATCCGTAAGTAGATGCTATGAACTTACGGTTTCGGATAGTAGCTTAATGGCAGAGCTTCCTCGGAGCCGAAAGTGTAAGAATAAGGATGGTGCACACGAATTATTCTGAGAAAAAGCAGAGTGGCAGAGGTTCGATTCCTCTCTATCCGGTTTATTTGGTCAGTGATATGCTGTTGGCTTAACTGGTGGTCTATGTCATGGCTGAATACAATACACGCCCACGCAAAAATACTAGTTACGACGCGGGTGGTAGATGTGTGGCGGAATGGGTAAACGCTATGAAATGTCTATTGCAAAACGCAATACAGAGAAAGTATTTCTCAGGGGACATTATGAGAAAGTAAGTCTTTCATGTGTGGTTCAAATCCACACCACATCTACTTATCCTCAAAACTATCGAGGATAGCTGATAAACAGGCTTTTTAAACTTCCTCATGACAATATGAAGAAGAGTAGACAGATGGTGTTTTGCCCGGTTCAATTCCGGACTACTCTTTATTGAATGAAACTTGAAATGATTAAAAAGGAGTAAAAGATGGATAATTTGGAACAACATAAAATACTTTTACAACAGATACATAATACATATGTCAAGAAAAATCATGATTATGGCGATAGCTTTAGTCGTTCATTTAAGAAATATGGACTTGTAGCGGCTATGGTTCGCATGGAAGATAAATGGAACAGACTTGATAATATGGCATTAGGAGCAGAACAGAAAGTTGCTGACGAAACTATAAGAGATACACTACTAGACCTTGCTGGATATTGCGTTATGACAACGATGGAACTGGACAGAGAGAAAGATAACGCAAATCAAAAGGCATTTGAAGAACAGGTTCGGGATGAATATGCCGAAGTTTTTGGAGAAAATAACGAGAACGAAAATGAAGAAACAGATACTTCTAATAAAACATCAGCGGAAAAGAGTTCTATTGATGTAGGCAAGGTAATGGCTTTGCATAATGCCAAATGGTCGCAAGCAAAAATTGCTGACGAAATGGGATGCTCGCAGGGGCGGATTTCGCAGATTATTAGGGCGTATAAATAGACTGATAGGAGGGACAACAATGAATAAAGAACTATTGAACCAAGCAAATATTTTGATGCATGACATTGAAACCATATCGAAGAATGTTGATGAGAGAGAAAATAGTCATCATTGGATTACAGTAACAACGCCGAAACATCAAGATAGTTGTTATTCATACAGGTTTATGGATGAATTAACTGAGTGGATGAAAAAGAAAAAAGAAGAATATGAAAAAGAATTTGAACAATTGAAATGAAATTAGTATGCAAGATTATTAAAGAATACAAACAGTGAGGTAAATAATGGGTTTTGAAGAATTAACAAGAAAAATAACTGACGCAAAAGATAAAGAAATGGCTATGGAATTTACAAACACTATTGGTAAATTATTAAAAGAAAACGGAGTGACAGTACATTGTTTAGAATGTGAACAAAATAGTATAGTTGGAAACTTGCTTGAGGGAAGATATGGAGTTGTTTTTGATAAGCTAGATTTTACGGAGCATGACAAAAAGTTTATAGATGAAATCGAGTGCTGGAAGAAAAAATGCAGTGATTTAAGTAACTACAACAAACAATTAAAATATGACTTGGAAAAATGTGAAAATAAGAAAAACGAAAACAAAGAGTTTCCGTTTGACCCACTAGAAGTTGTCGATATGCTCATCAATGAAACATATGAACACGGCATTCCGTTTACAGGGAGAATAACCGAAAGTAACAAGTATGGAATTGACGAGTTAGAACAGATTGCTGAGCATTTGCTTGTGTATTGTAAATACAACAAAGAGGAATGATGAATATGTGTAAGTTTTGTAATAATAAAGCTAAACCTATAATTTTAAATGTAGAACAAGACGGCATAATGAACGAGAAAATACAAGTTTTTCAAGCTACAATAAAAGGCGATGAATTGATGTTTGAAATAGTTTCTAATCACTTATTAGATTACTTTAATCTTACAACATTAAAAAAGCAAATATCTTATTGCCCTATGTGTGGCAAAAAACTGAGCGAGGACTAAGTATGTGTGAATTTTGTGACAAATATCATTCACAAAAAGGAATGATAACGGGAAAAGAAATTGCAATCAATAAATGCAAAACAGAAACGGATTTGAAAGATTGCCAAGTATATCTTCATGGCGAAGATAATCCGTCAATCATTATTTGGGGCAAGAACGGAATAGCGAGAGGATATCTTGAGATTGTGTTTTGCCCTATCTGCGGTAGAAAGCTGGTGAAAGAATGAAGCCATTAGAAGAAATATTTTTTAGAGCTTGCGTGAATGAGCAAAAAAGAAAATTGCGTTCGAGCGACCGTGAATTGAGCATAAGAACTATTGGAAATATTTTTGAAAGGCTTGGGTTCTCATACAAGCAGTTAATGTATTATGTCAGAAAGTGGTGCGACAAGGGATTTTATGATTACGGAGTAACACTTGACTTGGGATGGTTTGAATTTGGCAAGCTGACCGGAGAATATAAACAGATTTATGATTCTATGACAGGTACGGACAGATGGAAAGATGGGGAGCTGGCAAGTTATATTGTTAACAATTCTTTTAATCGAGAGAGGATAACTAATTTTGCGTTGAGAGAGATACAGCCACATAAAATAGGTGGTAGAAACGGTGAAACTATAGATTGTTCCACTTTAGAAGATGAACCTGTTATTGTAGCAGATAATGAAGCAGACAGGCAAGCGTTAAGAGATTGCTTTAAGGGGTGAATAGAAATGAAAACACTGATTAGATTTATTAAAAATCTAAAATCGTTTTATCAGTTTTATAAAGATTATGAGTATAACGGCGATGATTGCGAATTTATTATCAAAAACTATCAAGAAGTATTGTGTAGCCGAACGAAAACAATGAGCAAACCGACTTATTATGCGAGTGCTGTTATTGATGAAATAGATAAGTGGTATGAAGATTCATGGAAATCCATGTACAAATGCGAGCCTATTGAAGTTACAAAAGAAAAAATCAAGATAATATCCGATGGCAAAACCGCACAAATATTTATTGACGGTGAAAAAGTAAGATGTACGGACATGGAGTTACATTTTATCGGTCATTCAAACCAAAGCCCAATGATTAAAGTTAATGCACGATGGCATAAAACGGATGAAAACGGAAATACAATTCTGAATGAGGACAAAACCGCCATATTAACAGAGGGCATTAAAATAAATTGCTGATTATCAGCGGAAAGGAAACCAAATGGACGAAATGAAATTCGGAATGAAAATTGCCTATCAAGGAGTAAAAGAAGAAATGGAAACAATAGTTGCAGAACTTGCAAGAAAAGAAATTGAAAAGCCAAAAGGCTTTAGTGCATTGGAGCAGTTTATAAAAGACAGACTTTCAGAATGCGAATAAAAACAATAATAGCTGATTATCAACAGAAAGGGGAACATATTATGGCTGATTTGAAAATATTTACAGAAAATATAGAACATGAAGCATTAAATCAGATATATACGCTTGTAAAACAGCCAGCATTTTCGGATTGTAAGATAAGAATTATGCCAGATGTTCATGCAGGAGCAGGGTGTGTTATCGGGTTTACTGCTGATTTAGGAGAAAAAGTAATACCGAACATTGTTGGAGTTGACATAGGCTGTGGGATGCTTACTACAAACTTGGGGAATATTGATATTGATTTTGAGAGATTAGATAACGTCATTAGAAAATATGTTCCAAGTGGTAGAAAAGTTCATGAAGAAGAAAACTTATCTGTTGCAAGTGATATTATTGAAAAATTGCATTGCAAGGAACAGTTGAAAAATATAAATTGGCTGAAAAGAAGTTGTGGCACGCTGGGAGGCGGCAATCATTTTATCGAAGTTGATAGCGATAGCAAGAATAATAAATATCTTATTATTCATTCGGGAAGCAGGAATGTCGGAAAGCAAGTTGCAGAAATATATCAGCAAATGGCGATTGACGATATTTCGGGAAAATCAAACTTTAAACAAGATAGCAAGAAATTGATTGCTGAATACAAAAAATGTAAAAGAGAAAGAGAAATCAGCAAGGCTATCAAAGAATTAAAGCAGTCCTACGAAGCAAATACAACTAAAATCCCTAGAGAGTTATCATATCTTGTTGGAAAACATAGAGAAATGTATTTGCACGATATGAAATTATGTCAAGAGTTTGCGAAAATTAACAGAAGAGCCATTCAGAGCATTATTTGTTACTATATGGGTTGGAAAGTTACAAAAGAAACGGAACGATTTCAAACAATTCACAACTACATTGAACACAATACAAATATTGTTCGTAAAGGTGCTATTTCTGCAAAAACAGGCGAAAAGGTACTAATACCAATAAACATGCGTGACGGTTGCATTTTGGGAATTGGCAAAGGAAATGAAGATTGGAATTATTCAGCACCGCATGGAGCAGGGCGAACAATGAGCAGGTCAAAAGCAAAAGAAAGCATTTTGCTAGAAGAGTATCAAAAAGCAATGGATGGAATATTTACAACATCTGTAAATACATCCACGATTGATGAAAGTCCTATGGCATATAAAACAATGGATGAAATAATTGGAAATATAAAAGATACTGTTGAAATAGTTGACATTATAAAACCGATTTACAATTTCAAAGCAAACGAATAAAAACAATTACCGGCTAACAAATGGAGTTAGTCGCTAACCTAGAAAAATTATAGGCAGAGGTCTATAAGCACCTTTGCTAGAAAGCGAGGTGCTTCTTTTTTGGCATCTAAATATCTTAAAGAAACAGTTCAAAGTTATGAAAATTACATAGAGAAAAAAGGCGTTGATGAACAGGTAATAGACGCATATATACAAGCCGTAGCGGTTGCCTTGAGGACGGAGCATGACGTTGATTATGGATTGAAAATATCCGCAAGGGCGAAACAACTTATAGCAAGCTATGTCAAGCAACATACAGGTGGCAGAGTTGCAGACCTAGAAGTGTATGCTGCGGAACACGATACGACATACAAGATGCTTCAACAATTCTATGACGTTTTGATGTATGAATCAGCCTATCTTGTGGATAGCTTTTTTTATTACATTGAAATTGACGAAAAAGACCCATATAAAAGATTTTACTTTCCGAGATATAAAGTGTTACAACCTGTAGTCGGAGCATACCAGGAGATTTATGATGGAAAATTAGATTTTCTGTCTGTGTCACAGCCAAAGAGAACAGGGAAAACAACCGGCGGTCTGAAATTGGCACAGATGATGGGCGGAAGAGACCCAGACGGAAGTATATTCGGTGTTGGAAAAGGTGAAGGACTTGTTAAGCGATTTTATGGCGGCCTGTTGCAAGGTTTTGAAACAGAAAGCACGTACAATAGATTCTTAAGTGTTTTCCCGGAAGCGACAAAGATAGGCGAAAAGGATTATAAAAGTGCTGAAAATCTATCAATCGACCTTAAGAGCAAAAATATCTTCCCAACGTTTACCTGTAGACCGATTGATGGTGCAATCGTAGGATGCACCGAAGCAAATGTACTTGTCTATATTGATGATTGCGTTAAAAACCATGAGGAAGCACGAAATAGAGATAGGTTAGAGTTTCTTTGCGAGAAAGTAACAGATGATGTTCTTGGTAGACGATTAGAGGGAACACCTATTATCATACAGGGAACGAAATACAGCTTGTACGACCCGATTACGGCTTTACAAAATAAAGCTGATGAATTGGAGTGGAGATGGAAAGAGGTTGCGATTCCGGCACTTGACCCAATCACAGATGAAAGCAACTGGGAAATATACCGCAAGGATAAAAAGGGCTTGCGAAAGATATTTACAACCGGTTACTACCAAAAGGAAAGAAAACTTGTTTCGGAAGAAACGTGGGCGGCAGAGTTTCAACAAGAGCCATTTGAAGCAAAAGGTCGTATGTTTTCAGAAAAAGAACTTAATTACTTTGAGGAACTACCAGTTGACAGAGAACCAGACGCTATTATGGCAGCTTGTGATAGTGCAGATAAAGGAGAAGATAGCTGTTCAATGCCGATTGGCTATGTGTATGGCAACGAGGTTTATATCGTAGATGTAGTATTCGATAACGCCGGAACACAATTCACTAAGCCGGAATGTGCCAATATGCTTATTAAACACAACGTTAAGACGGTTACATTTGAAAGTAACAGCGCAGGAGAGTACTTTGGGCGTGATGTAATGGATATCGTTAAAAATAGGGGTGGCAGATGTAGCGCAAGATTTAAATTTAATTGTTCAAACAAAATAACCCGAATGGAAAACGCAAGAGACAATATCATTCGAGATTATTATTTCCGTGATTTTAAGAAAATGGACAGACAGAGCCAATATTACAAGTTTATGAAAGAACTTACGACCATGACAAGAAGTGGAAAAGTAACGCATGACGATGCACCAGACAGTATTGCATTGTTTGAAAATGAAATGAGAACTGGAACTGTAGCAAAATGTGAAGCTGCTATAAACCCATTTAGGAGGTGTTAGTTATGACGACAAAAGACTATCTTAATCAAATCAATAGATTAAATATGCTGATAAATAATAAATTACTGGAAATTTCACAGTTTAAAGAACTATCTTGTAGCATTTCAGCAGTTAAAAACGATGAAAAAGTAATGACAACGCCTAATCAAGACCCAATCGGGACAAGCATAGCAAAATTGGACTATATGGAACGAAAACTTGATAATATGATAGACGATTATGTTGACAAGAAAAACTATATTATATCTCAAATTCAAAATATAGAAAATGATGATTACTATGAGATTTTATTTGCAAGATACATTGAAAAACTCACTTTTGAAAAAATAGCAAATAAGACAGGATGGTGCTGGCGACAAGTTCACAGAATACATTCAAAAGCATTAAAAGAATTTGAAGAAAAATACGGCAATGAATATTTATAAAGTTGTCATAGAATGTCACATAGGAAATGTGATATTATTATAATTGTAAAAATATTCATATAATACTTCTTTTCGGTGCGTATCACTTTTTAACAGGTGGTACGCATTTTTTACGGAGAAAAACAGAATGAAAAGTAAAATGATATATTGTCCTCAGTGTAGAAGAAAAGTTGCTACATATGATGGGCGAGCAACGATAAATAAAATTGCAAAATGCAAAAAATGTGATTTGCAAGTTATTTATGATGTTGCAAGAGATGAAACAACAGTTAAGCCGTTGCCAAAAAGAGAAACATCTAGCGGTGCTGTTTTATATTAGGAGGGAATATGCGAAATACAAGACCTCTGAGAGATATTATAAAAGGGAATTACGGTAGAAAAGTATTATATACTACTGCGGAGACAATAACACAGGACAACATATTAAAGGTTGTCGGCGATGTTATCGGAAATTTCTATTATAACAAAACAATAATAGATTATTTGTGGCGATATTACAAAGGCGACCAACCGGTGTTGTACAGAACAAAAGTTGCAAATGATGATATTATAAACAAAATTATAGAAAATCATGCATATGAGATAGTGCAATTCAAAGTCGGACAAACCTATGGGGAGCCGGTACAGTTTGTGAGTAGAAAAGATGATGATGCGGTAAATAATGCCGTTGATGAACTTAACGACTATATGTCAGATGCAAATAAACAAGAAAAAGACATTAAGTCGGGTGAATGGCAGTCGGCAACAGGAACATCATTCAAAGCGTTACAGTTTTCAGATGGCGACATACCATTCAGAATTGTGTGTCCTACACCCATGAGTACTTTTATTATTTACAATGAAAGCACAGAAGAACCTATGGTTGCGGTACAAGAATTAAAAGATTTTGAGGGCAACTATTATAAGTTGTGCTACACAAATACAAACTCATGTATTATTAGAGACGGTGTTGTGTCTGACTGGAAACTACATGGTTTTGGCAGTATTCCTATTGTGGAATTTCCGAATAACCACGAAAGATTGTCTGACATTGAAATTGTTATTGATATGTTAGATGCGATTAACAATATGCAGTCTAACAGAATGGATGGAGTTGAACAGTTTGTTCAGTATTGGGTTAAGTTTATAAATTGCGAGATTGACGAAGAAACATTTGCAAAAATGAAAGAAAGCCATGCACTTGCGGTCAAGTCGGTCAATAAAGACAACAAATCAGATGTTGACATTATGACGCAAGAACTTAATCAAACACAATGTCAAGTTGCAAAAGATGATTTATGGGAAAATGCACAAGGTGTTCTTGCTATGCCAACAAGGGAAAATCAAAATTCCGGGGGCGACACGCAGGGTGCCGTATCTCTTCGAGCAGGATGGGACTTTTCTAAAACTAGAGCAAAGTTAAAAGACCCGATTGTTAAGTCGTCAGAAAAACGGCTTGCTAAAGTAGCTTTAAATATTATTCGTATAAAAGACCACGATTTAGGTATAACATTAAGAGATTTTGATGTGCAGATAAATCACAGTCCACAGGATAATATGTACACTAAGGCTCAGACATTGTTACAGCTTTTACAGTGCGGCATACATCCGCTTATAGCAATAAAAACTGTAGGATTGTGGGGAGATGCAGAAAAGACATTCTTACTATCACAGCCATACATTGATAATTTATGGAAAACTATTGATGATGTAGAAGCACAAGAGCAGAAAGCACAAGAAATAATGCAACAAATGAACAGTAACAATGAAGTAAATAATAATAATAACAAAAATGAAGCAGTTATCGAGTAATTGGTAGCTGTTTTTATTTTATAAATTTTGCAGTCATGCGGTAAATGACAGAAAAAACTCGGCAGGGGCAACCTGCGGTAACAAAAGCGTGAGTTTAACGGAGGTAATTTATGACAAGAGAACAGGCAAAACAAAATCTTATTTCTATTGGAGTTGCAGAACCGACAGACGAACAGATAAGCAGTTATCTTAATCAGGTTAATGGCGAAACCCAAAAAGAAAAAGACAAAGCAAATCAGTATAAAGCAAAGGCTGATAAGGCTGACGAGTTGCAAACACAGCTTGATGAAATTGAAGCAGGAAATCTTACAGAAGTTGAAAAAGTAAATAAAGATTTAGAAGCGGCTAATAATTTGATTGCAAAGCTACAGAAAGATAATGCGGTCAGAGACCAAAGAGAAGCCGCCATGACTAATTTTAAGATTACTGCTGAACAGGCAAAGGCAGTTGTTAAAGACGATGGAAGTCTTGACTATACCGAACTTGGCAAGATTATGTCCGAAAAAGAAACCGCTGCGGCACAGGCTAAGGAACAGGAAATTGCAAACAATACGACAAATCCGGGCGGTAGCAGTGCAGGCAGTGATAAAGGAACTGAAAAACCGGCAGATGTTGAAAATGCCGAAAAGATAACTTTCGGAGAAGCATCAGTCAACAATGAAGCAAAAAATCAATATGTTTTGTAGGAGGTAAAACATGGGAAAACCTATTGAAAGAGATTTCACACAAAGTAAAGGAATTTTGAAATTTTTCCCTTATGAGGGAGCGGCTTGTATTGTGCCACAGTCAATGGCATCCGTAGCAGACGCAAACGGACAGAAAATCGTTAAAGCTGGAACACCATTTCCTAGCAATGATAAGGATTGCGTAGGTTATCTGCTTAAAGATGTAGATGTAACGCAGGGTGATGCACCGGGAACATATGTATATCAGGGAACTATCGACTGGGAAAAAGTGACGGGACTTTCAATCGCGGATGCGGCTAGAAAGGCAACACCTAGAGTAACTTTTTACGGTGCAAGAGCATTAGCAGGCGAATAATAGGAGGTAAATAGAACTATGGCAGCATTACCATTAGCAGAAGCATTTACGGCGAGAAGTCTTGGCGTAATGTGGAATAACTACGAAAAAACATTAGGTTCTGCCCCTTATCTTGGCAGACAGAAGTTCGGAACAAGAAAACAGAATTCACTTGACCTTAGATTTATCAAGGGTAAAAGTGGACTTCCAGTATCGTTAAAGGCATCTAACTTTGACGCACAGGCAGAGTTAAGAGATGTAGGTGGTTTCTCTGATATTCAGAACGAAATGCCGTTTTATCGTGAATCGTACATGGTTACAGAAAAAGAGGAACAGGAGTACGCAAACTATCAAAATGCCGAAAACTCCAATCTTGCAAATCAGGTACTTAGAGAAATCAGCAAGAAACCTATGAATCTTATTGAGGGAGCGTTAGTAGTCCCTGAGCGTCAGATTTGGAACTTATTAGCACCGACAGATGGTGTTCCAAAAATTCCGGTTACGATTGGCGGAAAGAGCTACAATGTTGAATATACATCAGACAGCGGAGTGGAACATAAAAAAGACCACTTTATCGAAATAAAAACGGCAACGGACAAATGGGATGCCCCAACAACGGCAACACCGCTGGACGACCTTATACAGGCAAGAAGAACATTTGCAAAGAAAACAGGTTATTCATTAACAAGATTTACTATGAATACAGAAACATTTGAAAAACTTCTTGAAGCAGAGGACACAAAGAAACAGGTGCTTGGTATTGCGGCATATCAGGGTGGCATCAGAGTACAGCAAGGACAGGTTGTTGATTATCTGAAAGGCTATGGCATTGAGATTGAAGTTTACGACAAACTTTACATCGACCCAGCAGACGGTCAGACAAAATATTTTGTACCAACTGGTGTTATTTGTGCTCAATCGGGCGGTGTGTACCTCGGAGACTATGTGTTTGGCAGAACTCCTGAGGAAAGAAGTGGAAGTCTTACAGACGGAAATCTTTCTATTGTAGAAACTGGTATCGCTGTTTACACATATGCTACAAATCATCCTATCAATACTCATTGTGTAGTATCTATGATTGGACTGCCTACGTTTGAGGGCATGGACAGTGTTGTAGTAATGAAAGTAATGTAGGAGGTGCTACATGAAAGCAACACACACTATTAAGTACAATGGAAAATGGTATAACGCAGGTCAAGAAGTTCCCGAAGATAAACAGGGGGCTTCTTTTGCTTATACCAAAACGGACATAAATCGTATGAGCACTGCCGACTTACAGGCACTTGCATCTGAAAACGGAATTGTAGATGCTGACAGTTTTAGCGGTGCTGATTTGAAAAGTATGTTAATCGAGAAATTTAATTTGTAGGAGGTAATAATATGGAATTAAAAGACACAGTCGAGATGATGAACAGTGCAGATTATAAAGAAAGATTTAAGGCTGAATATAACCAGCTTGCAATTAGATACAAAGGTCTGAAATCAATGCTTGATAAGTGGGACAATGGAACTTTACAGTTTAAACCTACTTGCCCGAGAAGCACATATAATATGCAGATTAAAGCAATGGTAGATTATCTTGCAGTTCTTGAAGCAAGAGCAGTGATGGAAAACGTAGATTTGTAGGAGGTGTCTGTATGGAATTGAACAAAGCAGAATATACGATTTTAGCACAAGTAAAAATCAGACTTAAACAATTTCATATAGAGACTGTCACAAATGAAGATGATACAACAAAAGATGTAGTTGTGTTCGACAACAAAGAAGATGATTTGCTCATTGAACAGCTTATTAAACAGGCTACAGAAGATGTTAAAAACAGGAGAAATTACCCCGACAGCTACACGGAAGAAATGATAACAGAGGACTTGAAACAGTTTGAGGGAGTTATCGTAAATCTTGTTGTGTACGACCATTCACAGGCTGGTGAAGAATTTATGGCGAGTTTCGGTGAAAATGGTGTAAGTCGAACATGGAAAGACAGAGACAGCTTATTTGTCGGGGTATTCCCTTTTGTAAAAATGTTATAAATATTAAAAAGAAGATTGTGCGTTACCATATTCGTGAGTTTACGAAAATGGTAGCAGGCGGCACACAGTAAGGGTGGTGGGCAGTGTGCCAAATTATAGAAAGGCGGTATAGGATGCAAATAGAAGTTGCAATTCTTATAAGTGTCATATCCGTTACTTTTTCCGTCTATTTTGGATTAAAAAACAACAAACGGACAGATACAAAAGAAATCGAAGAACGGGTCAAAGAAAACACCCGTATCAATATGAAGTTAGATAGTATCTTGGAACTAATTAACGAATTAAAAAGCGAGCGTTCAGAAATGCGAAAAGAATTAGCAGACCATGAAAGTAGAATTACAAAGGTTGAACAAAGTACAAGTTCAGCACACCATAGGCTTGATGGTTTGGAAGTTCGTATAAACGATGAAAAGGAGTGATTGTTTTATGAGAGATTGGAAACAGTGGACTAAGGCGGCGGCAGTTAGAGCAATTAAAACAGTTGCACAAACAGCGGTCGGAGTTATCGGTGCAAGCACTGTTGTAAGTTCGGTCGATTGGAAAGTGGTTGTTTCGTCAGCGGTTCTTGCAGGAGTTGTAAGTATTTTAACATCTGTAGCAGGGCTTCCCGAGGTAGAAACAAATGCTTGATATAAACAAGCAGTCAATGAAGTATTCACAGCAAGGGGCACGCATCACAATTTACGAAAGAGACGATGGGGGCAATATCCTTTATGAGGGCTATACTGATAGCGATGGAAACTTTGTTCCTTATCTTGATGATGATGGAAATAAAATTCCTAAAATTATCGAGGAAAAAGTCGGTTTTTCAAAACCTGCCGATTTTAGAGCAAATATAGCATTTAGCGGCGGCGAAGCTAAAACAGAAGAGTTCGGCTTTGATGCCGCCGACTATGACGCAATAATGTTGACAGATAAAAATGAGTTCCCTTTAAAAAAAGGTGACTTAATATGGCTTGATAGTGAAGTGACTTACATTGACGAAGATACAGAAACAGTTGACGAAACATCGGCAGATTTTACTATAGTTGGAGTTAAACCGGCTTTAAAGTCAACAAAATATGTGCTTAAAGCAGTTGTAAAGTAGGTGTTTTATGGCAAAGCAAACAATAACACTGGGCTTGTCTCAAAAGTCTGTAGAAAAGGCTTTAAAACAGCTTAGGCAGTACAAACAATGGCTTAGAAACAAAACTACAGAACTTGTAAAGGCACTTGCGGAAATTGGCATACCTGTTATAGAAACAAGTGTCGCTGACGCAAGTTATACATTTGACAGCAAAGGGGTTAGGAGTGGTTCTAACACTGAACATTATACCTATGTAAAACTTAATAATTTTGGAAGTTATTCACAGGCAAATCTTGTTGTCGAGGGTGAAGAAATTCTTTTTATTGAGTTTGGAGCTGGTGTTTATTACAACGGCGAAGCAGGAACAAGTCCACATCCAAAAGGACAGGAATTTGGCTTTTTGATTGGCTCATACGGTGTCGGTCATGGTGTTCAGAAAGTGTGGGGATATTATGACGAAACAGGAGCACTTGTAATGACGCATGGTGTTGAAGCAACAATGCCTGTTTTAAAGGCATATGAAAAGATTATAGCTGATTATGTATCAGTAGCAAGGAGAGTATTTGGAAATGGATAAATCAAGTTTATGGGCTTTAGAATTTAAAAATACTCTTTATAGCTTGTTTTCATACAACCTAAAAAAAGAGTATGGAACAAAATATAAAAACCTTAATATTACACAAGATGAAGAATTAGAGGGAGTAGCGGTGTTTCCTACAGTGTTATTTCAACAAATTTCATTTACAGAAGTAGGCAAAACACTTGACGGACAGTTAATAAACGCAATACGACCTATTTTTCAGATAACAATAACATTTAAAGGAAATAGAAGTGATTTAGAAAATATAGCGGCATATGCCGTTTTATTTTTTAAAGATAAAAGATTTGAAGTAACAAGCATCGTCTATGGTATTTCAAACAAAGTCAGGTCGGCAACTTTCAGAGTATCAAGGGTAGTTGCGGCAAATGACAGATTGTAACTTATTGACCGGACATTTATTAGAAATGTTCGCTAACTGCATAAAATTAGCAGAAGAAAGTGAGGTAAATATGGCAGCAGCCGGAATTTCGACACTCGGTATTACTTTTGGTTATGGTGTAGAAGCGACAGCCGGAGAAAAGCCGACAGCTTTTAAACAGCTTACAAGAATAAATGCAATCGGCGGTATCAATATTGAGCCGGAGCAAATAGACGCATCAGCACTTGAAGATTACACGACAAAATATGTCAAAGGTCGTGCCGATACTGGTGGGTCTTTTGCAGTAACGGTAAACTTTACAGATGATACCGTAAAAGAGTGGGAAGCCCTTATAAAAGCGTATAAAGCGTTGGATGGTGGAAAACAGATGTGGTTTGAAACTATCATTCCGGGCATTACTAAAGCGTTATTTGTTATCGCAGAGCCGCCGGAAAGCATCCCTCAGCCGGAAATCGGGCAGAATGAACTCTTAACAGTTGAGATGAACTTGACTATTGTTGAGAAAAAAGACCCTGATACAAAGGTAGACTTTACACCGGGGGAATAAAAAGCTATTCGGCTGAGACAAAGGCTGTGTCGGATAGCAAATCTAAAACAGCCGACTACTCATACGATAAAGATGAAACAATTTAAAAATAGCAAAATTGATTAAATGATTAAAAATGGGGCGGTCTTAGGACTGCCCCCTTTCTTACAAAAAAGTAAGAGAAAGGGAAAATAATATGTTTAAAATTTTAAATATCGGTAACAAAGAATACAAACTTGAATACTCTCTTGAAGCATCACTTTATCCTGAGAGCACAGAAAGACTTTTAGAGTTTATGTCTGGAACGGACTTAGAAGATGAAAACGGAAAAATTAAAAGCATTATTAAAAGTATGTCAAATGTACCTCAGACAACATTACATATGTTCTATGCAGGGCTGTTAGAACATCATGGAAATACTGAAAATGGTGACGGTACAGTTACATCACTTAGTGATGCAAAGGCACTGTTAAAACAGTATATTGCTGAAAATAAATCAAACTTTTATTCAGTCATGGAAATGATATTGGAGCAGATGGGTGAAGATGGTTTTTTAGAACTGATAGGTCTGAACGAGATGTTACAGACAGAGGAAGAAACACCGAAGAAAGCACCGAAAGTTCCACAAGACCATTTGAAGAAAAAATAAGTTTCAAAGATAATATAGAAAAAAATATCTTGCCTAGTGCTATAAAGGCAGGATTGACATATAAACAAGCTATGCACATGACGCCGAAAGCCATAGAAATGCACATAAAGGCATATACAGAAAGAGAGCAAGAGAAAATAAAGGTATCTGAATATCTTTCATGGTTAAACGGATATTATGTTGTCGAAGCAATAGCTTGTACTTTTGGGAAAGGAAGATACCCTAAAAATCCTTTACAGGAAAATAATAATAATGAGAACGGCGAAAAGCCGAAATCAGAATTGCAGAAGCAAAGAGAATTATTTGCGGCAAGATTATTTGCTACATTTGCTAATGCAGAATTAGATAAAATAGAAAAAGAGGAATAGCAATTTTATTTGCCGTTCCTCTTTTATTTTTGAGGTGAAAACAAAATGAAAATGATTAAGAAAAACGCAAAAAGCATTAGCTATGGCGGTAAGCGCAGCTTAAACAACATAAAGTATATTGTCATACATTATACAGGAAATAAAGGCGATACAGCACTGAATAATCTTGATTACTTTGCCAATGGCAATACAAGACAGGCAGGAGCACATTTTTTTGTTGATAAGGCAGGTAAGATAGGTAAATCAATAGCGATGAGCCGTACAGCATGGGCGGTAGGCGGTGACCACAGAAGCGGAAGAAAAGGCGAAGCGGCTTATTTTGGCAAATGTACAAATGCAAATTCGGTATCTATTGAATTGTGTGATATGTGCGTAAAGACAAATTGGGAACAGATGCTTGCGACAAGAAAACTTGTTAAATACATTCAGAGTAAATGTCCAAACGCAAAAACAGTTATAAGACACTGGGATGTAAACGGTAAAGAATGTCCTGCACCTTTTGTTGGCACAAGTAACGAAAAGTGGATTGAATTTAAACGCTTTATAACAGCAGGATATAAATTCAAAGCAAGAGTTACTAAAAATGCTACTTTGAGAAGTTCGGCAAAAATTTCAGCAACAAACAAAAAAGGAACTGTCAAAAAGGAAAGTGTAGTAAACATTGTAAAAATGCAAAATAACTTCGGTCTTACAAACGATGGTTATTGGGTGACACTTAATAAATTAAAAGAGATATAGAATGAGGTGATTTGATGGAATTAGATAGCTTGGAATTAAAAGTATCGGCAGAAGCACAGTCAGCAGAAAAAGCACTTGACAGTCTTATAAGCAAATTGCAGAGCTTTTCAAAAACTTTAGGCGGTATAAACACTACTTCCATCAGCAAAAACCTTGAAAATCTTGCTAAAGTCGGCGGCTTAAAAACTGTCACTAAAGAGGTAGAGGACTTAGGAAAAACTGTAGACAATGTCGGTAAGAAGAAAACAAAGACTGAGGTTAAAGTCGATGTTAAGCAAGGGTTAGAAGCTATTGCCGAATTACAGAAACGATTTGAAAATGCAGACAAAGATATAAGATTTACTGGGTCAACAAAACAACTTGAAAAGCAATACGACAGATTATCTAACAGTCTTTCAAAACTCTTTGCAAAAGAAAACGCAGCACTTGATTTAGGCAAAGCAAGTACAGGTGATGAAAAGTTCGTTAGATTAGAGCGTAACATACAGTCAACCATAAACCAACTTGACACACTTAAATCTAAAATTACAGAAGTTCAAAAAGCAGAACAGGCAAGCAAGGCACAATTTTTTGAAAGAGAAAATGCAAAGGCAAATCAAGAAAACAAAACTGCAATGATGATACCGCCTGAGAGTGAAATGAAAAAGGCGGCTGAAACATATCAAAAAAATATGGAAAAAATATCATCAGACACATTGCCTAAACACACAGGTTGGGATAGTCAAGCAGAACTTCTTAAAGCATTAAAACAGTCTCGAGAGGGAACTACTGGAGCATTAGAGGGATATGACGAAAGAATAAAGAAAGCCACAGCCGACCTTAAAGCAGTCGAAAAAAGTGGTAAGGGCATGGGTACTGAGGAATGGAATAATGCTAGTATTGCATTGCGAAAAGTTGTGGCAGAAGCTAAGTGGTATGAAAATACCTTAAAAGAAGCGGCTGCTGACCTTGATTTGAATATCAAATCTATTAAGGAACTTGAAGCAGAAGAAAGCAAATTAGTACAAAAATCAAATCAGCTTGCTGGAAAAAAGTTAGTCGGAAGTGCTGATTATAACGAAACCATTTATCAACTTGGACGAGTTAGAGAAGAATTAGATAAGCAGAGAATAAAAATCACAGGTGCGAGCAGTGCTTTAAAAGGATATGACGAAAGAATTTCACAGGCTAAAATCAATCTTGCTAATATACAAGCTAGTGGCAAAGGCATGGGGACTTCTGAATGGGACACTGCCAAAATGGCTTTAATCAAGTTAGAAAATGAAGCAAAGCGGTATAAAGCGGCTTTAAATCAAAAAGCACTAGGTCTTGATACCGACATTAAATCAACGGACAACCTCGAAACAAAGATAAAGAAATTAAATCTTGCTATAGAGCAAATGAGAAATAGAGGTATTGGTTTCGGTGATACAAACTTTGATAAGTTGTATCAGCAACTTAATCAAGCCGAAAAAGAACTTGCAGAGTACAAGGCTAGACTGACAGAAAGTGAAAACTCGACAAGAAGTTTTGGCAGTACATTAAAGAGTGCGGCAACAGGCTTTTCTAATTTTATCAGTAAGATTAAAAATGCTGGTGCGGCAACACTAAATTTTGCTAAGAATGTTCGCAACATGAAATCGCCTTTAAAACTTGCACTCGGTCAAATTAGCAAATTAGGAAATTCAGTTGCAAGGCTGTATTTCAAGTACATGATGCTGTCAAGGGTTGCTGGTGCACTTGGTAAAGTTCTTGGCATATCAAGTGATTATGTCGAGGAATACAACTATTTTCAAAAGGCAATAGACAAGATTGCACAGGAAAATAAAGGTAATTACAAGAAATACGGCTATGATGATGCTAAGAGTTATGCGGATAGCTTTGAGGATAGACTTACAACTCTTACAGGCAAAATGACAGGATATAAGCCCGATAAAAATGGAAATCTTATAGATACTAATGCGGCAAGTCTTGGGCTTGATATTACACAGGTTACAAACTTTGAAGCGCAGATTGCACAAATGACTAATTCTGTCGGCATGATGGGCGAAGCGTCTATTGCAACCTCAAAAGCCATGACAATGCTTGCTGGGGATATGTCCTCATTAACAAATATGCCACTCGATACAGTTATGAAAAACTTTTCAAGTGGTCTTTCGGGTGCGGCAATGGCTGTCAAAAAATATGGTATGGACATATCAGTTGCGACATTACAGGAAACAGCGCTTGGGCTAGGTGTTAAGAAAAATGTTTCTGATATGACACAGGCTGAGAAAGAGTATTTGCGTGTTATCACTATGTTACAGCAGTCTAAAGTCGCATGGGGTGACTTAGCTAAGACTATCAATTCTCCCGCAAATCAATTTAGAATGTTAAAGTCCAACATCAAACAGTGCGGCTTGATGCTTTCAAGGCTGTTTATGCCTGTCATACAAAAAGTATTACCGTGGTTAAATGCAATGGCAATGGCTGTCAAAGATTTAATGAAACACATCGGTGACTTGTTTGGCTTAAAGTTTGATAGCAGTCTTGGTTCAACAGGCAGTGACACATCAGATACTTATGACGATGTATCAGACAGTGCCGACAATGCGGCAGACAGTATAAATGATGCGGCAGATGCACAGAAAAAGTTTAATAAGCAGTTACAAGGATTTGATAAGTTAAATAATCTTACGACAAACGAAACATCTAAGAAAGACAGTGACAAGGATAAAAACGGCACAGGAGATGTTAGTGGCGTTTTATCTGATGCTCTTATAAATGCTGTCGAGGATTATGAAAAACGCTGGAATAAAGCGTTTAAAAGCATGACAAGTGATGCTGATAACCTCAAAGAAAAGATTGAAAAATTATTTACAACAGCTTGGGACACAGGTGACGGAACAGAAATCGGTGAAGCACTTGCGACAACCTTAAATAAGGGCATTGACTGGGTGAATGAAAATACAAGCAAATGGGCTAAAGGCTTGAAAAAGATTACCTCAATTATGGGTACTTCTTTAAATGGTTTTGTTGAAAAATTCAAGTGGAAAGGTTTAGGAAAAGCTATCGGCAATTCTATTAAAGCCGCACTTGAAGCTGAAACAAACTTCTTTAAAAAAGTAAACTGGGTAAATCTTGGAAAAGGTTTGTCGAAAACTCTTAATTCAGCTATCAAAACAGGAGTTTTGCAGTCGTACTTTAAATCAATGGCAAGTAAGTTAAGGGCGGCTATTGAGACAGCATTTGGAGCAATAACAACTTTTGATTTTAAAGGTCTTGGAAAAGCGTTAGGTCAAGGTATAAACGACTTCTTTAAGACAATGAACAAGAAGAATAAGCAGACTGGACTTAGTGGTTGGCAGGAACTTGGAAAGAGTTTGAGTGACGGAATAAAAGGCATAGCAGATAGTATTACGACTGCACTTGATACTGTTGATTGGGAACAAGTAGGACAGGCTATTGCTGATTTTATCGGTTCTATTGATTGGGGTGGAGTTATTTGGTCACTAGGCAAAATGGCGAAATCTTTAGTTAAAGCAATAGGGACAACGATTACAGCACAAACAAAAGAAGACCCAGTTTCAGGAATAATCACAATAGGAATTTTAGGATTTACATTAAGAAAAGGATGGAAAAAGCTACTTGCAATATTGCTTGGAAGTAAAATTGGAAAGTCTAAATTAAGTGTAGGACTTTCAAGAGTTTTTGCTGTTATAAAAGCATGGTCTATATCGAAAATAAGCAAGGCGGCTAAGGCTCTTGCAACAAAGATTAAATCAGGAATCGGCAAAATAGTTGTCACATTTAAAAATGTATATGCAAGTATTAAAAATTGGATAGCAAACGGAGCAAAAATAAGCGATGTTATAAAAGCTGTGAAAACAGCATTGGGAATACAAAAAGGTTTGACGCTGTCAAATATTGCTGTAAAAATCGCTACAAAACTTCCAACATTAGCAAATCCCGATATGGCGGCTGATGAACTAGCAAGAAATATTGATGAATGGTTTACAAACAAAATTTGGAAGCCACTTTGCAAAAAAGTTTCTTGGCTTGATGAAAACTCACCTATGGGTGTTTTTCAAGTACCTGTAAAATTAGCTATAAAGATAGGCACAACAATAAAAGACTTTTTCGGAGATACTTGGGATGATACGACAGCCATGACATCCGGAATTGATGTGGGAAACGATATGGCGAACGGAGTTTTAAAGGGGTTTGCTAATGCGTTGGTATATCCTGCAAATTTCCTTTACAATCTTATTGTAAAACCTGTCAAAGAAGCATTAGGAATACATTCTCCGTCAACGGTATTTAAGGAGATTGCTGGATTTTGCGTTGATGGTTTTATGAATAATTTTAATTTAAAGGACAAAATAAAAGAAAAACTTCAAAATTTAGGTAAAGCAACTATTGAACTTGGATTAAAAATAAAAGGCAGTTTTGACGATAAAGCCAAAGAAATCAAGGAATGGTGGAACGGCAAAAAAGAAAAAGTGAAAACTTTAATGGCTAAAGCAAAAGGAGAAATAACTAAAAAGTTTGAAGCTGTAAAAGAAGCTTGGGGCAAGGTTAAAGAGGGAGTTAAAAGTTTATGGGCTAAAGCAAAAGCTACAGTTGAGGGAGCATTTAATAAAGTTGTTGAAGGCTGGAATAATATCAAAGAAGGAGTTAAAAATTTATGGGCTAAAGCAAAAGGTAAGATTGAAGCTACTTTTAATGAAGCACAACAGGCGTGGTCTGATTTTAAAGAGGGTACAAAAAATATTTTCGTCAGAGCCAAAGGAGTTGTTGAGGATGGCTTTGAGAAAGTTTCAGAAGCTTGGGGGAAAATAAAAGGTGGTACAAAAGAGTTTTGGGCTAAAGCAAAAGCTACAATATCGGATAAGTTTGACGAATTGTCCGAAAAGTGGGGAAAAATAAAGTCCAAAGATGCGATTGTCACTGCAAAAGCTACAATTAAAGATGGCGTTGACAAACTCGGTAGCATATGGAAAAGCGTTAAAACCAAAACGGCTACCTTAACAGGAAGAGCAGAAGAAAAAACCAAAGATGTTTTTAAGTCAATAAAAGATAAATGGAAAGAATTAACGAGTAAAACAGCAGTTTTAACAGCTACTTTTAAAGATATGTTCACAGCACCGTTAAAAAAGGCTTGGAATGCTATTGCTAGTGCAATTAACAAAGGAATTAAAATTATCAATAAAATACCGGGAGTCAGCATTCCATCAGTACCTAAGTTGGCAAAAGGCGGTATATTTGAAAATGGCTCATGGCACAACATAGCAAAATATGCAAATGGCGGTATGCCGAATATGGGGCAGTTATTTGTAGCAAGAGAAAAAGGTCCTGAGCTTGTAAGTACATTAAAAGGTCATACTGCGGTTATGAATAACGACCAAATCGTTGCGTCAGTGTCGCAAGGTGTATCAGATGCAGTTTATAATGTTATGACACCTGTTTTAACAAGTCTTGTATCAAGTATAAACCGCATGAACAGTAGCGGCACACCTCTTTATGTCGAGGGTGTTTCTGAGGGCGATATAGTCAAGATAACACAAAATGCCAACAGTAATTACAAAAAGCGTTACGGCAAACCTCTTTTCACTTAGAAATATTGCTATATTGTGCTAAATGTGGTACGATATAGCAAATATTTAAAAGAAAAGGAGTGGTAAAATGGCATTGATTAAGTGTAGTGAATGTGGAAAAGAATTTTCTGATAAGGCAGACGCTTGCCCAAATTGTGGAAATCCTAACGCAAAGAAAGAAACAGAATCAGTTAATGTAACAGTAAAAAAAGAAAATGGCACATGGAGTGTTGGAAAATTAGTAATTGGAATAATATCAATAGTGTTATTCGTAATAGTTTTTATGCAGTCATGTGCTGTAGGTATAGGAAACACTATTACAGATAGTGGAGAAACAAGCGGCACAGGTGGGATTTTTTGTGCAGTAGCGATGTTGATTGCAGGAATAATAAGTGTAGTCACTAGAAATTCTGAAAAAATCGGTGGTTCTATAGCAAGTATAATAATCTATTTATTAGGATATTTGATTGGTGCAAGTAATGCAGGAACATATGTGGATTTAAAGGTTTGGAGTGCTATATGTTTTTGGTTTGCAGTAGTACATATAGTAAGCATTATAATAGCGAAAAGAAAACACAATAAATAGAAACGGAGAAAGATATGGCTTTAATTGAATGTCCTGAATGTGGGAAAGAATATAGTGATACTGCTAAAAGTTGTCCTAATTGTGGATATGTTGAAAGAAAAACATTTTCTAAAGTTGAAAACTGGAAAAGAAATGACGGCATACAAAAACTGATAATTTTTTTAGGTCTAGTCGGAATTTTAGTAGCTATAGTTATTGGATATAGGATAAGAGTAGAAAATGTAAAAATGAGTAAATCCGCAAGAGCAACTGCAAAAGAAGTTATCAAACTGATAGATAAATATTTAGAAGATGATATGAGTGGCGAAAAACTTCGAGATTTATTAAAAGGATATGAAGATGATATTGATAAAATTAAAAAACAAGGAAATAACGATAAAATCTTAAAACAACTTTTAAAAAAGACTGAATATGACTTAGACCCTTGGTTAGGAGAAGATGCACAGAAAGTAAAAGATGACAAGGGATATATTCAGAAGTTGTTAGAAGATGAAGATGTAAGTTATCTTTCAACCTTATTGCAAGAATATGAATAGAATTTACAAAAACACAAGGCGGATTTAATATCCGTCTTTTTTAGTGCAATCAAAAAACTTGAAAAAATTTTAAAAAGGTATTGACTTTTTGTGGCTACAGTATTATATTTATTGTAGCGACAAAAAGAAAAGAGGTGATAAGATGTCGCCAAGAACAGGCAGACCAAAATCTGATAACAGTAAAGATGTAATGTTTAGAGTTCGCCTTGATAAAGATATGGTTGAAAAACTGGAAAAGGCTTCGGAAAACTTAAATATTACAAAATCAGATGTTGTCAGAAACGGTATTGAAAGCGAATACCAAAGGTCTATAAAAAAATAAGAACAGTTACATCACCCTGAGAAAGTACGCAACTGTTCTAACAACAACCCTATAAAGGAATTGATAAATATATTCTATCATTACTTTATAGGGAAATCAAGCAAATTTTGAAAGTGAGGTAGAATATTATGACAAAAGCAGAATTAGAAGAAAAAGCAGACCGCATGGAATATCAGTTAGACTTAGAGAAAACAAGGAAAGAAATCATTGACATGGTGAACGGATGTAGTTCGCTTATAACTCTTAAAGAAATGCAAGGCAATGTCAAAGAATTGTATCACAGACACACTACAGACTGGGTAAATGTAGCGTTAAGGGATAATCTTTGCGACCTTGCCAAACAGTTGTCAGACAATTACGAATATGAAATATTGAGAAATATAAATGTTATGCTCTATGCAATGGTTTTGAAGAATGGAAAAATTGACACTGACAGCCTTTTTCTTACACCGTACATGGAAAGTATGAAACAAGAACGCAATATACAAGGGGGTGCAGCATAATGAACGAGATAAATAATGTAATAGATATGAGAACACCTATTGAAGTTGCACTTGACATTGACAGTGAGGGTATGACAACAGCAAGAAAACTTTATGAATTTTTAGAACTAAGGAAAAGTGATTTTGCAAGATGGTGTAAAACCAATATAACAGAAAATGAATTTGCTACAGAAAATGAAGATTATGTGCGATTCTTCTTTGATGCGGAGACGCCGACTGGTGGGAAAATTCAGAGAGATGATTACAAACTCACTGCTCATTTTGCTAAGAAGTTATCCGTTAAAGGCAACTCAGAGAAAGCAGAACAGGCAAGGGAGTATTTTACGACTGTAGAAGAAAAAGTAAAACAGAAAGCTATTGATATATCCCAGTTGTCACCCGAACTTAAAATGTTCAATACAATTTTTCAGTCAGTAGCACAGCAACAGCTTGAACAAAAACGACAGGCAGAGCAGATAAACAAAGTTGAGCAGACAGTTGATAACATGAAAGAGATATTTACACAGCCTATAGGAGATTGGAAAGCTGAAATAAATTCAAGGGTTCGTGAAATATCAATCAAGAGTAACATTGACTATCAGACACTTTATAATCAGCTTTACGGCGAACTGGAAACAACAGCACATTGCAGTCTTAAAAGATTACAGGATAATAAGAAAAAGCGTATGGAAAAGGCAGGCAATACAAAGACTGCTATTAAACAGGAAACTACAAAAATTGCAATTATATACGAAAAGCCACAACTTAAAGCAATATTTGAGAATATAGTCAAGAAATATGCTATGAGTTATTGTGCATGATATGAAATTATGTGATACATAGATATGATAATAAAGGGCAGAACTACATATTCTGTCCTTTTTTTGATGCAAAAAAATCATTAACCTTAAAAAGTTAGAGGTAGAATTATGGCATTTTCAAAAAGTAAGGGTCTTGTTTCCATTGCTACAGGATATAGTGGTGGGAACTACGAATATACCAAAATAGACCAATTCATAGCGGCAGATAATTTGAGTATCACTGCTGACAGGGCACAGGATTTAGATAGTTATGTCAACGCAAACGGTCATTTAAAGAGAAATGTTTTAAAGCATATGCGTGATGGCATTTCTTTTTCAACGGTTTATATGGGATATGAAAAAAAAGAAAAATTTATGTCAATTATTCGCAAAGGTATGAAACAGCATGGATGTATTGAACCGCCCGAAAAGAAAGTTCGTGTTAGGTACTTTAATGAATGGACTAACGATTACGAAACAGGATTTTTCTATATACCGGATGTTGAATGGAAATATGGCGGTACATATAAGGGGACACCGACATATTTGCCTACGACATTTGAGTTAATAGAGTATTAGCGAGGTGAGACAATGCTTAATCTTACAGATAGTGAAAAAGAGTGCTTTTATAAAAGCGGTGCGTACTTTAATGACTATGAATTTAATTTTTCTGATTTGAATTTTACAATAACAAATGAGACATTACATCAAGAAAGCGTGACAATTAAAGAAAGCATATGTGATAGTGAAGATTTACAGTTAGGCGGTTGTATAGCATCATCGTGTGAATTTGAGGTGTCAGAACTTGCAGGGAAAGAACTTGCAGGACTGGAATTTACAGCAAGATTATTAGTAAATGATGGTAAAGACGCAGTTGTAAAAATGGGTAAATATCGTGTTGATAGTGCAAAGCGTGTGAATGATAAAGACTATAGAAAAATTGTTGCTTATGATGCTTTATATGATGCACAAATAGATGTTTCCGACTGGTATAACAAAGTTTTCTATGTAGTATCTGAATATGAAGAAGTAGTTGCAGTTGGAGATATTGATGATTTATGGGAACACGGAGACTATTATATTGATAATTCGGGAAGTAAACCACCTTGGATAGCGTTTTTTGCGAATGGTGCAGTACCCGAAGAAGCACATGACACAACATATCTTGATACATCAACAGGTAAATTGTATGAAGCACAAGATATTAACAAAGATGATGATAGTAAGGACGAACTGTATCGTTGGGTTGAAGTGTATCAATGTAAAAGGAAAACAACCACGAAGCGTATTTACGCAAAAACAACATTAAAAAAACTAAGAGAAAGTCTTTTAAATTACTTGAATATTTCTTTTATAGAACAGGATTTAATAAATGATGATGTAACTATCGAGAGGACATTTGATACTAGCGATACTGGTGAAATCATCGGCACAGATATACTAAAATACATTTGTGAATTAAATGCTGGATTTGGAAAAATAAATCGTGATGGAAAATTTGAAGTAGTTCAATTGACAAGTGCGGGGTTATATCCCGAAGAAACATTGTACCCATCTGAGGATTTATACCCCGAAGAAAGCAATTATGAGCTTTTAAGTGCAGAAGAAAACGAAGCTAATTATATTTCTGTAGCTTATGAAGAATATGAAACAGAAGCTATTACGGGTGTTATAGTAAAAAGCAATAGTGATAATGTTGGTCAAGTTGTAGGAACAAAAGATAATGCTTATATGCTTACTGGAAATCCTTTGATATACAATAAGACCTCAGAAGATTTAACAAAAATCGGACAAAATATATTTGCAAAAATAAAAGGAATTACATACAGACCAAACACAACAACTTTAGAGGGGTTGCCGTACTTAGAAACAGGCGATTATTATATTCTGACAAAAAACAATGACGATGTAGGTTCGCCTATATTTACAAGGACATTGGCAGGAGTACAAGCGTTAAAAGATACGTTTGAAAGCAAGGGAAATAAACTAAGAGTAAACGAAGATAGTCAAACGTCAGAAATTATGAGTTTGCAATCCAAAACAATGAAAATTCAAAAAGGTGTTGACGGATTGCTAATTGAAGTTACTGACCTTGACGCAAATACAAGTTCAAGGTTTGAACAAACAGCAAGCAAGATTGAAGCTGAGGTTACAAGAGCAAGTAACGCAGAGGGAGAATTAAGTGGCAGGATAACAGTTACGGCAGATGCAATTACACAAGAAGTTACAAGAGCAAAAGGTGAAGAAACAAAGTTAAGCGGTAGAATAACTTTGACTGCGGAACAATTCTCTACTGAATTGTCTAATTTATCAGATAGTACAGATTCAAGATTCACTCAAACTTCAAATAGTATAACAGCTGAGGTTACAAGGGCAACGAATGAAGAGAATAGTTTATCGAGCAGAATATCAATAACTGAAAATGGAATATCACAAAAAGTGTCGAAAGGCGATGTGTGCAGTGAGATAAATCAATCATCAGAGCAGATTACACTTAATTCTAACAGGCTTGTGGTTAATAGTTCTAACTTTAATCTTGACAGGTCAGGGAATGGAAAAATCGGTGGTTGGAATTTTGGTAATGGCTATATGTATTCTAATGGAGAATCGTTTATATCCACACATTCTTACACAAACTACTATCAATGGAATGGCTATCCCTACAAGTCATCATTATATCAAGGTAAATTGATTTGTGGTGTTCAAACAGGCGCGGCAAGTACAGGCATACCTACAACAAGCTATGGTTATTGTGACTTATCTGTTGCAGGATTTTATTCAAAAGATTTAGACATGAGTGCAGGATATTTGTTCGCTGTAGATGTAAAAAATGGTTCAGTTACAACAAATACTGGAGCATTTACAGGCTCAGACAGGCGATTAAAAACTAATATTTCTGAAATAGATGAACAATATGCAAACGACTTGATAGATGGTTTAAAACCGTCAAATTATACAATGATTGACGGAAAGCGAACACATAGCGGATTTATAGCAGATGAAGTTAAGCAAACTGCTGAAAGGATTTTAGGTACTGTAGATAACTTTGCCGCTTATGCGACTGTTAAAATTGATGAAGATAAAGAAGATTATGCGGCATTAAGATATGAGGAATTTATAGCACCTTTGGTAAAATATTGTCAATGCCTAAAGAGAAATTTAAAGCAGGAAACAGCAAAAAATCAGCAATTGCAATTTCAGCTTTTGAACTTACAAAGCGAATTTACGATATTAAAACAACAACTTTTAGGAGGTAATTAACATGGTAAAATTAAATAAACAAACTACAGTGACAGGAGTGAGTGTACTGACTATTGACGGAAAGGAAAAACAGGTTGCATACATGAACGCAACTATCCCAGTCAGTGGTACACCAAACATGGGAAAGTCGATTCAAGATGTGGAATTATTTAATGCAAATAAAGAGGAAATATTGAAAGACTTTGCGGCATTTGACAATTATGTATATATCCTTATGGAAACAGAGGAAACAAAAACAGCAGAATAAGAGGTGATGCTTAATGGCAGTAATAAAAGTATATAGCCGCATAAACTGGCTTAATAAGTCGGAAAGTCTGACAACACCGCTTGGTAAAACAAACTTAAATAAGATGGATAAAGCAATCAATCTTATTGATGATGAAGTAGTATCAATGTCAGCTAAAATTGATGAAATTGACACTACAAAAGTAAGTGCAGACCAACTTAATAATATGGTGACTGATGTATCTTTTAATGATAAAAATGGTGTTATCAGCATAACGAAGCACAATGGTACAGTATTGAACATTGATACCGCAATGGAAAAGATAGCCGTAAACTTTGAATATAACGCACAGACACAACAGCTTATACTTACACTTGAAAACGGCGAAAAGCAATACATTGATATGTCAGCTTTGATTACTCAGTATGAGTTTAAAGACACTGATACAATAGCTTTTAGCGTTGATAGCAGCGGAAAAGTCAGTGCATCAATAAAAAATGGCAGTATTACAAAAGCTATGCTGTCAAGTGAAGTTATGGCATCTATAACACTGTCAGAGAACAATGCGGCGGCAAGTGCAAAAGCGGCGGCTCAGTCGGCTACAAATGCTGAGTTAGATGCTAAGTTATCTCAGTCTTACAGCGTTGGTAAAAGCGGCATCCGTGATGGGGAAGATACTGACAACGCAAAGTATTATTCAGAAAAAGCAGAAACAGTAAGTGCAAATGTGCCGTCGTATTTAAAACGAATTGAAGATGCTGGGAACAGTCAAATAGACAAAATAAACGATGCATTTGGCAAAACAGAAGCCACTTTTAAAGTAAACTTTGAAACAGGGCATCTTGAATACACAGGAGCAAGATTTACTTTTGAAGTGGCAGATAACGGACATTTAAACTGGGAGGTAAATTAAATATGGCAGACGCAGGAAGAATAGTAATAATACCTAAAGGGGAGTATAAAAGTAATATAACATACGAAAGGTTAGATGCAGTTGAATACAATAACAACGGCTACATAGCTTTAAAAACAGTAACAGGTATAACACCTACAAACGATGGGACGAACTGGACGTTGTATGTTAAAGGAACGCAAGTTGACAGCGAGTTATCGACCGCATCATCAAATCCCGTTGCAAACAAAGTGGTAGCAGAAGCTGTAAATGATATAGAAAAAGAAATCGGTATATTATCTCAAACCGCCACCCACAATATGCCTCGAATAGTTCCAAAAGACATTACATCATATATCACAGACGGAACATTCTATCAAAGATTAAACGGTACAGATGGTTTTGATTTATTTGAGGACATTTATGTAGGCGATTATATAAAAATGTCAAGACCTATCACATGCCCGAATCAAGACAGCTCGACGGCTACGACAGGGTCGCAATATGTAACAATCATCGGTTTAGATGCCTTACAAGGCAATGGAGATAACATAGTTGTGAATTATCACCATGCAGTTATGACAGCAGGAAAGGGATTTGGTGGTGTACAGCATTTTGGTAGACGTAGAATGAACAGTACAGATACAACGGTAGGTGGATATGTAGGCTCTGAGATGAATACAAGTATATTAGGAGTAGTTACTTCGAGCGGTTCTACTGCTGGTGATGCTACTATAAATCAACAATTGTACGCCGAATTTGGTTCACACTTAAAAACCACGAGAGAATTATGTAGCAATGGCGTAAATGAAAGTGGTTATAATAGATTTGGTAGCAACACTGGTTGTTCTAACAGCTGGGCTTGGGGCAATTTTCAAGCTATTTTAATGAGCGAAATTGAAGTCTACGGGTCTACAGTTTGGAGTTCTAGTGGATATGATACAGGAAACGCAAAAATGCAGATGCCGTTGTTTACTCACAACAGACAAGCTATGAACAATAGAAGTAAGTGGTACTGGCTAAAGGATATGGCCTCGGGTGCTCATTTTTGCACTTGTGACGTTGATGGCGGTGCGAGCTTCAGCCATGCGGGCAATGTTTGGGGCTCTGTGCGTCCTCGCTTTGTAATCGGAGCGTAGCGAATCCGAAATCCCCGCCCCTTGTGGGCGGGGATGTAGGTACAAAATTTTACGAAAGAGAGAAAAAAATATGGCAGTATTGAAGAACTTTAAAACGGAGGTAAGATAATGGACTATACAACAATAAACACTTCGGAAAATGGCATGGACGAAGAAACCGAAATGCAGTACCGTGAAATGATGAGAAAGCAAGAAAAACAAAATAAGTTGGAAAGTGAACTCAGATGTTTACACTCTGATTTACAGCAGAACACCTCAGAGTGTGGTGACTGGCGTATGGCGAAAGCTATAGAGAAGTTGCTTATTGCATTACAGGACTGCGAAACCGAAGAAATCGGTGTTTGTATCAAGAACTGGGCAATGGAAACATATATGAATATCGGAAGTCAAATTAACGATAGGATATACAAGAGGGACAGGGTAAATGAGATTGAAGAAGAACTAAAAATTTTGTCGAATAATAGCATATTTTAGCACATGAAAGTGTCTGACAACTATTTAAAATTCCCTCGAATAGTCTTATAATAATAATGTCGATAAACACATCGGCATATCAAGTTTCGGCAAGGGGCGGTGTAATTGGCGTTGCACTGCCCTACATTGAGGGGATTGACACAGCAGAACAGTTGTTCTATAATGTGTCACATAGGAGGATTAAATTTGAGTAAAGAAGAACTAAAAAGAGAAATTGTGGAACTGGTAGACCAAATTGACAGTGAAAAAATTTTAAAACTTATAGCAGGCTTTGTAAAAAGTGGCTATAAAGAGGAACAGGCAGGGAAATAAACCCCTGCCCTTTTTGTTTGA